GTGGTTATGAATATAAAAAAAATACCAATTATTGTTATCATTGCAAGCATTATGAGGCTCGCTGGGAGCATACCAGAGAAGCTCCTAATTTAGATGATTATGATGAATCGGGGAATCTTATGTATGATTATTTAAGATGTAGAATAGAGCGTAATGGATAAAATCTCTAGAAAAATTAATAATAAAAAAATAGAATTTCAGATTTATACTGCATCTGAAGCTGATGACAGGGGGATTGCATATAAGCCATGGAAAGAGGTTGATGCAGGTGATATGGGTATATCTGATGATGGTTATGTGGGTATATGTTTAAGCAGGAAAGAATATAAAAAGAAGATTGGTAATTCAAAAGCAAAGGTATTTATAAGGTTAAGTCATGGAGTAGGCTGGGTAACAAAGACCTCAAAGTTACTATATGAGCCTAATAGAGCTATGAACAGGTATACTGCTATAAATCCAAGGATATGGGTAGATGGTGAGTTAAGAAGAACTCGTACAAAGAACCTGATAAATGCATATGTAGAGATGTTATTGTCGGACAAGGGTATTGATTGGGAGCAATTAGGCAAGATATACAGACCAGACCAGCAGATACCTGCAGCAACAGTAAGGAGGCTTATGAAAAGAGAAGAGATACAGACAGTAGTTGAGGCTAAGGTAAGGGATATTCTTAATGAGAAGGGTATAACCAAGGAATATGTGGTAGATTTGCACCAAGAGGCTTTAGATATGGCTAAGAAGAAGTGTGATGTAGGTAATTTCCTGCGAGCTACAGAGAATTTCATGGATTTACTTGAAATGAAGCCAGGAAAAAGGGTTGTAACAGACACAATAGAGATGAATGTTACATCTAGCATAGCAGATACTATAGCAAAAGAGGAAAAGCAGTTGATTGTAGAGAAAAAGAGTGAAGAAAGAGTCAAACCCGAAGTATAAGCCTTTTTATGATATAAATGTAAAAAGAGATATCGCATTTGGAGAGCGTGGGGAAGAAACTGTCAGACTTATGCTCAAAGATGGACAAAAGATAGAGGTAAAGACAGAAAGAGACACATGGAAGGAAACTGGCAACTTTGTAATAGAATATAGTTTTAAAGGTAAACCATCAGGAATAGAAATAACAAAGGCAGAATGGTGGTTTCATAACTTCTCCTTTGAAGATGAGCTGGTATTTACACTGGTATTTAGAACTGCAGCCTTAAAGAAGCGTATAAAGAGACTATTAGAAGAAGGCAAGATAAGAAAGGTAATAGGTGGAGATAACAAACAAAGTGGGCTTTATCTTGTCCCTTTAGCTACATTGAGAAAATAAGATGGATAAAAAAGATATATTAAAAAAATTAGAAAAGAATATGATACTTTTTGGCAAAGTGTGTATGCCAAATATGTTCTCTGCTAAATCTCCCAGCTTTCATTATGAGATTTCTGATACATTAATGGATGAGTCTGAGAAGCAAGTCAACATCATTGCACCTAGAGGACACGCAAAATCCTCTATTGTAGGTGGTGTCTTTCCATTATGGCATATTATGTTCGGAAAAGGTAAAAAGCTGATTGTATTGGTATCTAGAACGCAAGACCATGCAGTTAAGCTCTTAGGTACTATCAAAGATGTATTGGACTATTCTCCCCAATTCAGAGAGATATTTGGATATTGGGGCATAAATTCTGCAAGAATATGGGCAAAAGCAGAAATATCTTTAAAAGATGGTTCTATGATAATATGTAAGGGTACTGGTCAGCAGTTGCGTGGTATAAAGGTGGGTAATCAAAGACCCACTATGATTATACTGGATGACCCAGAAGATGAGAATAATACAAAAACAGCAGAGGCAATGGAGTCTAACTTGAGATGGTTGCTTCAATCAGCTTTGCCATCATTAGACCCTATAAAGGGTCGTATTGCAATTATAGGTACTCCGATACATCAAAGATGTATTGTTGAAACATTGAAGGATATGACTGGCTGGAAGAATATGTTATTCAAACCAGACCTTGATAGGAATATATCACTATGGGAGGAATGGCAGCCACTTAAAAAATTAAAGCAAAAGAAGAAAGAATTAGAGAGTATAAATCGTGTTAGTGTGTTTTATAGGGAATATCTCTGTGAGATAGTAGGAGATGAAGACCAATTATTCAAAGAAGAGTATTTCCAGTATTACGAGGGAAGTCTTGAACATGATGATAATGGTCCATATATGCATATTAAAAGCATAAATAATAAAGAAGCAGAAGAAAAAAGACCTGTTAAGGTCTTTATGGGAGTAGACCCAGCGTCATCAACAAAGCAAACAGCAGATTATTCTACAGTAGTAACTATAGCTATTGATAAAGAAAATAATCGTTTTATACTTCCATATTATCGAAAACATGCTACACCTATGAATGTAGCAGAAGGAATCTTAAATCAATTTAAAATATACAAACCTGATAAGACGAGAGTAGAATCAGTTGGATATCAGGAGATGTTACGAGAATACTTGCGTAAAAGATGCGAAGAAGACAATATATTTGTACCAGGATTAGAAATAAAAGAAAGTCCCAGAACCTCCAAGTCATATAGATTGGAGACTATGCAGCCATACTTTGCACAGAAGAAGTTCTTTATGCAGAAAAACATGTTAGAATTAAAAGATGAATTACTTATGTATCCTAGAGGAAAACATGATGACCTTTTAGATGGGCTCTTCTATGCAACCAAAGGAGTATATGGACCAACGCATACTTTGGAGGATAAAGGGAAACCTAAAAAAAGAAGCTTATTCCAGAGCTTTGACTGGATGACAGCATAGCTCTAAAATAAAAGGAGAAGTTATTTAATTAATCTAACTATTAGTTATAAGATGTGATAAACAATCGTGTTATAAGAAAACCCTCTTACAAAATAGAGGGTTTTTCTTATATATAATCCTTGTTTAACATACAGTAATTGCTATAATATAGCACGTTTTATTAAAGTGGAACTTTATATGCCTGAAAAGAACCCAGAAGCTAAATTAACTACAGACCTTATATCGGATTATTCCGAGCAACGTGATAAATGGGCAAAACAAGCCATGGAGGACAATGAGTTCCGAAATGGCAAACAATGGTCTGATAAGCAAGTAAAATCTTTAAGAGCGAAAGCTCAAGAACCAATTGTCGTCAATGTAATTCACTCAGCAGTAGAGCAGGCAAAGGCTTTACTCACTTCTAATTCTCCTCGATTCCAGTCTTCTGCCCGAGAGGATTCCGATGTAAAGACAGGGAGGATATTTTCCGAACTAATGTCTTGGATTTGGGATAATTCTAACGGCAACTCTGTATTAAAACACGTCATTGACGACTATTATGTGATGGGCATGGGGGTCATGTGTGCATACATTGACCCTCATGAAGATTTAGGCAAGGGCGAAATAGTCTTGGAATCGATTAATCCATTAGATTTATTTATAGACCCAGCATCTCAAGACCAATTTGCTAGAGATGCTAACAATATCATAATAGGTAAGAGGGTAATGCGTTCACAGCTCATTGATTCATATCCAGAATATGCTGAGTTAATAACGGATGCAGTTGAAACAAGTCATCTATCTACTCCTACTATGTCTAGATTTGGTTTAATGGATGAACAAATTGGTCCTGTTGTAGATGGTAATAAGCGTAATGCAGATAAAGATATAGAATTAGAATTATTTGAAAGATATACAAAAATTAAATATCCTTATATGCGTGTTTTTGACCCTTACTCCAATAAAGAGGAAATATTAGACGAAGAAGGGTTCCAGCAATTTCAACAAGAACCAGCTTGGATAGTAATAACAGATGAAGGCACTAATTTCGTAACAGAACCACAAGCTGTTCAAGAGTTACAACGGATGTATGATGAAATAGGCAGTATTTCTCACATGATGCAAGACCCAATGTCTGGACAAAGCTACCCTATGAAGGGAGAGATGCATGAAGGAGCTATACCAGGCTCACGATTAGAATTAACACCTTTTTCAAAAGCAGAGATGATTGAAGACAAATTAATAGAAGTTGTTCCTATTGAAGTGACTCATATAAAACGATGTATGTCTGTAGGTGATACATATCTTACATCTGTTATTCTTCCTGTTGATTCTTATCCTATTGTTCCTTTTATGAATCGTCATAATAGAAATCCTTATCCTGTGAGTGATGTAAGACTTGTAAAAGGATTACAGGAATATATAAACAAAATCAGAAGTTTGATTGTTGCACACGCATCTAGCTCTACAAATGTAAAACTATTAATTCCTCGTGGTTCAATGGACAAAAGGCAACTAGAGGAAGAATGGGGGAGAGCTGGTACAGCAGTTATTGAATTTGACCCTGAACTAGGTCAACCTATTGTGGCTGGTCCAGTACCTTTACCAAATGAACTTTATAAGAATGAAGCAGATGCGAAGGCTGATATAGAACAAGTACTTGGCATATATGCTATGATGCAAGGAGACCAATCTTCTGCACCTTTAACCTATAAAGGTACGATTGCATTAGATGAATTCGGGCAAAGGCGAATTAGGTCGAAGAAAGACGATATTGAAGCTGCATTAAATCAATTAGCAGGCGTTATTGTGTCAATGGTCCAGAATTTATACACAGATAGGAAGGTAGTTAGATTATTAAAACCAAATAATACACAAACATCAGTAGAAATAAATCAGCCTATATATGACGATATAACAGGGGCTTTTATGGGCAAAATTAATGATGTAACTGTTGGTCGCTATGATGTAGTTGTAGTGTCTGGTTCTACTCTCCCTAATAATAGATGGGCTAGATTTGAATATTACAAAGAATTGTTTTCTATGGGAGTTATAGACCAAGTAGAGTTATTAAAGCAAACAGATGTCGCAGATATGGAAGGTGTATTAGCAAGAGCAGGAAGAGAATCTCAGATGCAATCCCAAATACAGCAAATGGATGAAGAAATTAGAAACCTTAAGGGTGATTTGCAAACTGCACAAAGAGAATCATTACATGATAGAAAACGTGTTGAACTAAAAGAATTTGAAATAAAATTAGCAAAAGCTGAAGCAAAAGCTGAAATGGCTGCTTCACTTTATAAAGCTAGAGCAGGTGATGAACTTGCGAAACTAAGAGAGGCTGTTTCTGATGTTGAAGGTGATACTGAATCAAAGCAGTCTAAAGAAAACAAGGAAATAATCGGAATCGTATAACAAAAGACCATGCTGTGCTTCGGTTACAATGGTTGAAAGGAAAAACAAAGAATGGATGATATATTAACTGTACGCAATGCTGATGATGCACCAGTTCAGAATGTAGAGATACCTGCTGAAGGTATAAACATTCCTACTGATACAGGGAATGGGTTATTCCCTGATGGTGTTGACCCAATTGCACAAAGCAGCAATCCCCAAGAGATGACAGAGGGATTACCAGTGGGGCAATCTGCTCCCCAGGGGCAAACATTTCCTCAAGAAGAAAATGTTGCTGCTCCAGAACAAGTCGGTAGTAAGGAAGACCCTAGTCGTATGGAATATTGGCAATCTCAAGCTGACAAGGTAAAACATGATAATTTTAAACTCCAAGATGAATTAGATTATTACAAGAATACATTAGACCCTATTGCAAATGCAATTCAGTCTAATCCTGAAATACTAAATCAATTGGAGAATACTGTTATCTCCAGTCCACCCCAACAAGGTTCTCCTACCCAAGGAAATCTTCAAGGGGGTCTGAGGCAACCAACTCCACCTGAAAAACCACATTCATACAACGAGGTCGATGCGTATAACGACCCTGAGAGCGAATCTTTTAAATTTAGGCTATCTAAAGACCAGTATAGAGATGATATGCTTGGGTATTATGGTCAGGTTGATGCACATAGGCAAAGAGAACAGGAAAATGCTATGAGGCAACAACAAGACAATAATGCAATGCATCAAGCACATTCATATGCTATAAACAACTATGGTTGGGACCCTGGAAAAGCTTCTGAATTTATTCAGTGGGCACAGAACCCAAGCAATGTTACTTTGGACAATTTAGCCAGAATGTATGAAATAAGTCGCTCTCCGTCAAAACAGCAAGTAACGAATCAACAAAAGGTTGCAGAAATGCAACAGCAGAAACAAAGAATGAATGTTCCTAGACCAGCGGCAGTGGAAACAGGAACTCCTCGCCCTACAATGACAGAAGAACAATCATTCTCTGCATCGTTGCTTGCAAACAAAAGGAGATAAATAAATGGCTGCTAAAAATTTACTAGGCAGTGGTGTCCTTTATACTGACAGACGAGACTTCTACATCGACCCACAAGTTGTTAAAGAACTGTGGACAGATGTAGCTCCGTTTACGACTGTTATATCTAATAGAGAGACACGTCAAACAAACGACCCAGTGTTTAAGATGTTCGAGCATCGTAACCCCTGGGTAAAACAATCGTTCCAGTTTTCAACAGCAGTTATAATTGGTGACCCCGATACAGGGGGAACATCAGATGTAATTGGTGTAGATGAAATAAATGGTCTTGAGGCTGGTGCAACTGCTGCATGGCAGGGACTTATTGTTGAAGCATGGAACAATGCAGAAACAAGCCGTTTAGCTGTACTTTTAATCGTTGATGCCGATGGTGGTAGCGATGTTACATGTAAAGCTTTATGGACATTGGATGATGGTGCTTACACGACAACAGATAATGATATTTGTCATGTAATTGGTAATGCACAAGGTGAAGGTGAGACCTCACCTGAAGCATGGTCTGATGAACTATCAGTTGTTTGGAATTCATGTCAGATTTTCAAGACTCCTCTTGAAATAACAGGCACGCTTCTTCAGGCTTCTTTGCGTGGTGAATCATCAGAACTTGCCAGATTACGTTCTATGAAAAACCAGGAACATAAAATGCAGAAAGAAAAAGCCTTCTTGTTTGGTGTTCGTGGTGATGCTGCAGGTGTTGGTGGTACTAATCTAGGAGCTGGTGATACCTTTGACGACTTTGGTCGTACAGGTGCAGGTGGCGGTAAAGTAAGAACTACTTATGGGATTGTTGCTGCATTGAATTCATATGGTGATACATCTGGTGATGACCAATCGGTATTTAGTATAGGTGCTACGTACGGATACGATAATTTTGTAGATGATATGGAAAAAGTTTTCCAATATGTACCTACAAATGGTGTTAAGCGTGCTTTCTGTGGTGCTGGTGCTTTAGGATACTGGTCTAAAATGTCTGGTGCTACAGGCATGGGTGGTACTTCAGGTTGGACAATTAACATAAGTGACATGAAGCGTGATACTTTGGGCTTTAATTATAAAGTCTTAGAGACACCTCATGGAATGCTGCAGTTAATTCCTACACCTGCATTGCGTGGTCCATGTAATAAGTATATGCTTGTCGTAGACGAGGATAACTTGTTCCATGCTCAGTATCGTTCACCTATGTTCCAGGCTAACATTAAAACTGATAACGGATACGATGGTGTGAAAGACCAATACTTCTCTGACGAAGGTATTGGTATTTCATTAATCGAATCACACAATCTGTTTAAAATCACAGTATAAGGAGGGCTAATCATGGCTAGACCTTATATAGGGGGTACAAGTGCTGGTAGTTTAAGCAAAACTGCAAGTTTCTCCATTGCTGGATTAGTTGACCATGGAAAAACATTCATACTATCTGGTGGTGCGATTACTATTACACTACCTACTTTATCATCTTCACTAAACGGATTTGGCTGTAAAGTTATATCTGGTGATACTAGTGAACACGTGATAACAGGTGGTGCAAGTAAAATCTACTATCATGGTAGTTATGGTACAGACGATACAACGGAAACTGGTAGAGACATACATGAAACAGTATCAGAGCTAGTATTAAATTCTGGTGCAATTAATGATGTTATTGATATTGTTTGTGATGGAACTAACTGGTATTGTCAAGGTTCAACAAAAGCTACAATGGATGCCAGCTAAAATACCTAACCCAACTTAAGAGGGGGAGGGATAACTTCCCCCTCTTAAAGGATAAATTATGCAAACTTTTAAAGGACAAATAGAAGATTTGGTAGGAGTCATAACAGGACATGGCAACATGGATGATACGGCTCTTAATGACTGGATGACGACTTCTGCTAAGAATGTCTTAGATTTATTGCCACAAGAGATATTGATTAAACATAATCAGACTGCTGAAACAGTAGGAGCTAAATATGGAGCAGAAAATAAAATAATTTTAAGAGTAACCATTGGAGGACTTTCATGTAAGGAAGTTCCTTTTGGATTATCCTCTCAAGTAATAGATTCAAATTCTATTCATCTAGCTACTGCAAATAATCCTGTATATTGGTTTAATAAAGAACAAGAATTGGAAATATTCCCAACAGGCACACAAGCAGATATAGATTATATAGCTTATCCTACTATAGTTGCAAGTGATGATAATGCTATAGCCAACTTTCCCAATACAGCTGAATATGCTGTTGTATTGGGAGCATGTGCAAAAGCATTACAAAATATAATAAATGATTTAACTCATCAAGAAGAAGATATTGAAATTGTACAAGCAATGCAATTAGAAGCCCAAACATTAGCAGCACAGTATCAAGGAGAACTTCAAAGACTTACAGGAGTACAATCATGACACAGAAACAAATGATAGAAATGGTTCATCAACATCATCCTGAAATAGGTGAAACTCAAATAAGAGAATGGATGAATCAAGCTATAACTGAGTTTTGCAGGAAGACGAGATGTATAAAAAGTGTCCATACTCTTACCAGTTCTGCAGACCAAAGATATTATTTAATACCATCAAATATATTAGAAGTAACTGGAGTTGCTTATGGTGGGTATGCTATACCTAAATTAGTAGGCAGACCTGAACAAAAGGATTTTACATAATGGCAGATAATTATACAAAACCAGAAGTGTGGTGGATTGAGGGTTCTATTGCAGCCGAAACAGGCAATCATATCGGTATTGCTACTCAATCTGGTACAGCCTTTAGTGGACCAGCAGGTAGCGTAGATATAAAGTTATACACTATAGAAAAGCCTAATGCATTTACAGCTGACCTTACAGTAAATCTTGCTTCACCTGATTCAAATGAACCTCTATTAGAAGAATTCCACGATGCAATTGTAAGCAAAGCCATACAACGAGGGTATGAATTAAAAGACCCTCAAATGGCTATGTATTGGGAAGGTAAGTTCCAAAGTGCTATAATAGATGGAAAAAAATATGCAAATAAAGGAGCTGATGGAAGTTCCTATACAATTCAAGGATACGATTATTAATTAAACAAAGATGCCCATGAGAATTGTCACGCTCGGTAAGGCATTTAGAAAGGAGAAACAATATGGCAGATATACATAAATTTTCAGTTATAGAGGCAGGGAATGTAGGACTAGGACAAGCAGGTTCTGCATTTCTTACAGATGCAGATTCTAAATATACACCACAGGACGATAGAGTTATAATTGCAATACAAGTAATTGAGACTTGTACATTTAAGGCAGGTACAACACCAGAGAATGACAATTTCACTGGGTTTGCAGCGGCAGAAGCTGGTACTAATGCAGATGCTTTTGGTGGCACTGAGGATTTCCAAACTGGAACAACAATATATGGTAGATGGACTGAAGTAACTATAGGAAAAGGTGCAGTTATGCTTTATATGGGGTCATAAATGCTTGGTTTATCTACTAGTTTAGGGAAAAAAGCTGTAGGATTGCCTCTGGATTATGTAAGGGATGGCTTAAAGCTTTATATGCCATATAAGGAAAGCTCAATTAAAGGTACTCAATTCGTAGGCGAAGGT